AAACAACATCCTAAGCATGATGTAAAAAGGCTTTTTAAAATTATGGAAACTAAATTCATTGAAGGAACTAACCAACAATACTCTATTAGAGAAGATGGTTTTATAATTGAACATTGTTATTCAATAAAAATGGATATTATTGTCTCACATTACGATAAAACTACATTATCTTGTATATTACATACTCCTAAAAAAAAATGGGTAGCAATTAACACTTTATTATTTAATGCTTTTAATTATAGATTGTGTACTCATTGTAAAACTCAAATATTTAATAAAAACAAATATTTATGTGAAACTTGTACAATTGATAGGAAATTAAATCCAGATAACAAAAGAGTTGCATTTATTGTAAATATAAAAATTAATAACATGAAAAATTCAAATATTCGTTATATAGATGAAAAAGATGTTACAAAAGAATTAAAAGAATCAATAAAATTAGAAACTAACATAAAAGAAAAAATAAAATGGCAATTAAAATTAAACAAATTAGAGAATCTCTAATTCACATCGGAAACGATGCAAAATCAAATTATGACAATTCTAAAGATTTAAAAGCTGGATTATTAGCAGTTAAAGCATTTGGAGAAGCAACTAGAACATCTATTGCTCAAATTCATTACAAAAGATTAACTGGTACACCAACTAAAATTGATTTTTTAGAAGAATAACTCCTAATCCTAAGCATGATGTAAAACTGCTTAATTAATGCACCATTCTCATTTCCCAAGGATGAGCAGTTGTAATAGACGAACACGTAAAAAATCTGTTGTGTAAAAACTCGGCTTTTATATATCTATTACAACTGAGTGCAGAGGGGTTAGCAACCCTACTCTTATCCTTAAACATAAGCAACTATCTATACGATTAGTTGGGGTAAATAAGAAAGAGGGTGCTAAACACAAACCAATTAAAAACAATTAACAAACAAAAACATGAAATACATTATCGCAATTATTCACACTATAACATTAATAGTGTTTCCTTTATTTATGATGCCATTTTTAGATTGGTATAAATTAACATTTTGTCAATCTAATGTAAATTTGACTCTTGTTTATATAATATTATTTTTTATAACAATAGGAATGTTTGTTATGACTATAATAAGATGGACTGTAGCATTAAGAGATGATAAACATATAAATTTTTAATTATGAAAAACTTATATTTAATACCAACAGATAAACCAAGTAGGTTGTTTTTAAAAGAAAATACACTTTTATTAAATAATCAATACACACTTCAAAAAATATTCACTAAAGGGAAATGTCAAAACATCTACATCACTTCTGATGAAGAAATTAAAGATGGAGATTGGATTATTTATAAAAATAAAGTTTCTAAAATAGAAAGAGGTGATAATGAACTTTTTCATTTAAGTAAAAAAATCATCCTAACAATAGACCAAGACCTAATCAAATATGGTGTTCAAGCTATTGATGATACTTTCTTAGAATGGTTTGTTAAGAATACAAGTTGTGAGAGTGTTGAAATTAGAGATTATAAATTACATTTTGGTTCAACAATATACAAAATCATCATTACAAAAGAAGAAACTAAACAAGAAACAATTGAAGAAGTGGCTAAAGAATATGCAAGTCGCTATGGAGAGATTGACATAGTCATTAACAAAGCAGTTAGGTTTGGTGCTAAATGGCAAGCAGAGAGAATGTATAGTGAGGAAGAGGTTTTAGAACTTATTTGGAAATATGAAACAAGAAAAACTTCAATGGTTGGATATGGTAATGTAAAAAAATGGTTTGAACAATTTAAAAAGAAATAATATGACAGTAACAGAATTTTCAAATAAAACAAGTGAATTAATTAAAATGCATCCAAATCAATCAGATTTACTATGTATTGCTACAACAGATGCTTTTGATGAAGAAGATGAATCACCTATGTTAGATGAACTAATGAATTGGTGTTTAGAAGTATGTGCAAATAATGTTATAGTTTAAAAATAATGAAAAAAGAAAATAGAAAAAAAATATCTGGAATTATATGTTTATTATTTTTTATAATAACAATTGTTATCGCTATAATAGCTGATTCACCACAAATGTTAGGATTTAAATTTTATACAATAGTTCAGTCAATGTTATTATGGATTACAACTTTTGCATCATTAACAATATCTTGTTTGTATGCAGAAGTTTGGTTTTCTAGTGGTCGTCAATATTTTGACGATTAGAAAGATAAACTAGAAGGACACTAGTTTTTAATTAAACAAATAAATAAAAAACAATTTAAAAAAATAGTTTGAATATCTAAATAATATAATTGTCTGAAAAAGCATAGGTAGTCCACTATGCTTTTTTTAATTTTTACACACAAAAACCTTTAAATAAAAAACATAATGAGACAAACGTTACTTACAAAAGAAGAAGATAATCTTATATTAGAATATATAAGTAAGTATCCTTCAAACATTTCTTATGCTTTAGAACAAGTTTCGGCAGAATTAAATGTAAAATTTAATGTAGTTAAAGGTAGATATTACAATCATTTAAGAAAAAATGCAAATGCTGTATTATCTACAATTACTAGTTCTGGTATGTATACTTTACATAATCAAAAAAATTCTATTAGAAGACCTTTAGAAAATTTAAGTGAAAATGACCAGTTTGAAATAGTAGTAAAACTAATTAAAAAATTACGTGCTGAAAACAAAAAGAAAATTATAGAAATTATTTTTAATTTTTAAAATTATGACTGAAGAAAAAAAAACAACAAACAAAATTGCAAAAATTGCAAAACAAATGCGTAACACACCGCAAGCAAAATCATTGAAAAATGAATTCCTAAGTAGTATTTTAAGTTATTCAAACAATCTTCCTGAATGGGGAAATTTAAACATTAAACTTTATGAAAAAAACTAGAACATTTATGTTAAGCATCAGCACTTATGGTGTTTTTCAAGCAATCAAATCTTATTTAATGCAAAAGTATGTAGTTTATACTGCTAAGCTTATAGGAAACAATGCTTATTTTAAAATCGGTTATTCAATTTAAAACTAAATATGCCTCTTGAAAAAGAGGTATATTTTAATTAATTTAATTATGAAAGTAACAACACATTTATTTTTAATTCAAGCTTTTGAGCATGATTTAGAAAAAATCAAAAATTATTTATTTGAAAACAATATTGAAAAAATATATGTAAATGAAAACATTCAAGTAAACACAGAAAATTATTTAGCTAACTTTTTAACTTATAGTCACATATAATGAACAAACCAATAAGATATTTGCGTAATCCTGATGGAACACCAATATTAGAAGACAATCAAAAACAATACACTGAACCTTTAGCTTTAGGATTTAATCCAAGTAAAGACCCTAATAGAAGACAAAGAAGACAATATTTACAAAAAATAGTTAAAAATCCTTTATATGGAATTTCTAAAAACAGTAAATATATCCAATTAGTTCCTGAAACTATTAAAGATGAAGAAGGTATTGTAGTAAAACTAGGTAGAATTTTAAATAATGTTAAAAGGAAATTTAGTTATACAGGTAAAATAAAAGTTATTGACCATTATCCATATAAAACAAAATGAGTACTCTAACAAGAAAAAAGACAGTAAATGATTTAAAATCAGTATGGTATAACAAAAGCAAGACTGCTTCTAGTTTTACATTCATTTATCCAGTAGTTGAAAAAGAAATTTTTATGCCAGCACATAAAACTTTAAAATCAACATTTAATCAAATCGTTTATCCAAAATCTATCTTGAAAAAGATAAGTTTTATTAAACAAAAACCATTTAAATTTTAAAATTATGAATTACGTACAAAGATTACAACAGTCTAAAGACTCTAAAGATGCAAGCAAAGCTTTAATGAATGCTCGTGAAGCTCATTTACAATTAACTAAAGATGCTTTAGATGCTGAAAAACGCAATTTAGCTGCTGAAAGTAGAGTTGAAGCATTAAAAGGTCAATTTCCTATTGATACTCAAGCTATTCTTGAAGCACAATACGAAGCTGAAGCTGCTACTAGAAACTTTTTAGACCTTTTAGAATTAGGTGCTGAGTTGTTTCCAGAAGGAGTTAAGACATCTGCAAGAGAAGAAGCACCTGCTGCTCCTAAAAAAACAGTTAGCAGACGTACAACTAAAAAATAATTAACTTAAAACTTTGTGTTTCATAGACGAAATGTAGATTAGAAACACAAAGTTTTATTTTATTTAAACAAAAACAAATAAAAACTAATAACAATTAACAACAATTTAAAAATCAAAATTATGAATTTAATTCAAGTCGTATCAGTTTCGGAAACTAAAACTGCAAAAAACAACCGTCCTTACAAAGTAGTAGTATTTAAGGAATTGGACAAAACTATCAAATTAAATGGTAGAGAAGTTAGTGTTAAATCTAACAACAACAACAGAACAAGAAATGTATGGGGTGAAGGTCATACAGAAGATGGTGTATTAATTAAAGCTGATGCTTTGTTTAGTAACATTGCTGTAAATGACATCGTTGAAGGTTCTTTCCATACTTTCCAAACAACTCCTTATGCTATTGGTGACAAACAAGTTACTCAATATTCTTGTGTTGTATTCAGTAATGAAGATGCAACAACTTACGCAAACCGTAATTTGAAGCAAAATGACGCAACTGTTCTAAACGCTGAAGCTGTTAGTTTAGCTCCAGCAGAATCAGAAAGAACATTTTAGTTATAAAGGGGGATTAATTTCCCCCTTTTATTTTTATTTTAAAAACCCTTAAATATAAAATTAGATGGAAGGCGTAGAAATACAAGCAAAAGACAGAGAAGACCAACTTCTTTGGAAAAAGAAGAATGGTAGTTTAGTAAACATTAATACTTTAAATGATGAAGAATTAATAGAAGCTAGAAAAATATCAAGTTCTTTAATGAACAAATATTACAATTTTAAAGAAAAAGCTCTTTATCAAGTCAAAAAATGTGCCGATATTTGCGATTTACACACACAATTATTGGAACAATTAGATGAAGAACTGATTGTAAGAAAAGAAGTTTATGCTAAAAAAGCAGAAATGCTTATAAAAGCTGAACAAGAAATATAATATTTATCAGATACTCGAAAGAGTGGCAATTAGAGGACGCATTAAAAAATGTGTTAGTTACGAGAAAACAGAATATCGTTCAAAATTGCTTCTGCTGATTTTAAATTAAATGAAAATGAAAAAGATTAATAGAAAATCAATGCTTATTAGAGAAAGTGGTAGAAGTACTGACTTTATATCACCTAGCTTTGGTCATGGCTGTTTATTTAATTGTACTTATTGCTACATGAAACGTCATAAACCTCAAGGATTAGATGTTGCTAAAAATACAGGAGATATTTTAACAGCTATTAATAATCATTCAATGTTTATTATTGTAGACAAACCTAATCAAACTCATAACTCATTGATAACATATGATATAAGTTGTAATGAAGATTTTGCTTTACATTTAAAATATCATAATTGGAAATATATTTTTGATTTTTTTAAAGATAGCCCTAAAGCTATGGGTTCATTTGCAACTAAATATGTAAATGTAAATTTATTAAATTATAATCCTGAAAAGAAAATAAGAATAAGATTTTCATTAATGCCTCAAAAGTATTCTGATTTATTAGAACCTAATACAAGTAAAATTGTTGATAGAATACAAGCTATAAATACTTTTATTGAAGCAGGTTATGATGTTCATATTAATTTTTCTCCTGTAATTGTAACTGATAATTGGTTAGAAGAATATAAAGAATTGTTTCAATTAGTAGACACTTTAGTAAACGATTCTTATAAAAATCAAGTTAAAAGTGAAGTTATATTTCTTACTCATAATAAAAATAAACATATTGATAATTTAAATAATAATGTAAAAGGTGAAGATTTGTTATGGAATCCTGAAATACAAGAAAATAAAATTTCTCAATATGGAGGTATAAATATACGTTACAAACACAATCTAAAGTATCAATACATTGATGAATTTAAAAAGATTCATAATGAAATAATTCCTTGGAATATAATAAGATATATATTTTAAAATATTTAAAAAAGTACCACGATGCTTCCCGTAAGAACAGCACACTTCAGTGGTCTTATCTCCACGTAAACGAATAGCCCAAGGCATAAGTTACGACGGATTACCAAACCTCTCTGTAGTAGACGTGCCACATGAAGTTTGGGACATAGTCAGGTGGCGGAACTGGTAGACGCTATACTTAAGCAGTTGAAGCTAGGTAATTCAACAATACAGGTTCGAATCCTGTCCTGACTACAAAGCTTTCTGTATGGTGTGTAGAGAGATTCTACAACGCAATTTTATTTTATAGGTTTGCATGAAACAGTAAGAAAGCACTTTCCATTAGTGATGAAACAGTAAACAGAAAGTTCAAGTAACCATTTAGGTAAAAGACATGAGTACGGAGAGTCACAGAAGGACTGTTGGAAAGTCATTATTGGTCTACGTAATTAGACTTTAAGGGTAAAATGTGTGTGTAAACTCTAGGTATTACGGCCTAGAGTTTTTTAAATTTAAAAGTTATGAAAAAAACATGGATATATGATTTAGAAGTATTTAAAGAAATATTTACTGCTACATTTATTGATAAAGATAGTGACGAAACAAGAGTTTTTGTTATTACTAAAGATAGAGATGATAGAAAAGAATTTTTTAATTTTTTGTCAAATGAAGTTATAGCCTTAATTGGTTATAATAATTTACATTACGATAGTCAAATAATAGAATATTTCTTAAAAAATAGAAATTCTACAACTCAGCAACTTAGAGATTATTCAGATTTGATTATTTTATCTGAAAACAGAAGACCTGATTATCCTGAATGGAAATTAAGTATACTTCAATTAGATTTATTTAAAGCATTAAGTTTGAGTACATCTGCTAAACGTACAGGTTTAAAATGGTGTGAATTTATGTTAGATTTTCCTAATATAGAAGAAATACCTGATACGTTAGATTTAGAATCAGTTTTATATTACAATCTAAATGACGTTCAAGCAACTAAATTTCTTTACAAAACTTATTATCATGAAATAGAATTAAGAAAAACTTTGAGTGAATCTGAAAAAGTAAATTTAATGAATTCTACTGAACCAGATATGGCTAAGAAATTATTCTTAAGATATTTATCTGATGAAACTGGAATACCAGAAAATGAGTTAAAAGCTTTAAGAACTAAAAGAGATGTTATAAATGTAAAAGATATAATATTTCTATATGTTAAGTTTGAAACAGAACTTTTTAATTTAGTTTTAAATGAGTTTAATAAACTTAAAATAAGACCTGATGAAAAGTTTACTTTTACATTACCTTATCAAGGAATAGAAATAGATTATGGTTTAGGTGGTTTACATGCTGCTCCTAAAAATAGTATTGTTGTAACTACTCAAACTCATACAATTAAAACTGTAGATGCAACAAGTTATTATCCTCATTTAGATTTTCAAAATGATTTATGTCCTGCTCATTTACCTAAAGATGCATTCTTAAAGTTATATAAAGGTTTTTATCTTAAAAGAAAAGAAATACCAAAATCTAATCCTAAAAATTATATACTAAAAATTATACTAAATGCAAGTTATGGTTTAATGAATGATGAGTATAGTTTTCTTCAAGACCCTTTAGTAGGTTTAACTATATGTATTAATGGTCAATTGCTTTTATCAATGCTAGTAGAAAAAGTTACAACTGAAATAACTGGTAGTAAAGTAATTATGATAAATACAGATGGTTGTGAGTTTCTAATACCTAATGAGGATATGGATAAATATATGTCTATATGTAAATGGTGGGAAGATTTAACAACTATACCTTTAGAACATGATACTTATAGTAAAATGATTATAAAAGACGTTAAATGTTAGCGTCTTAACCTTGTGAATTGACTGGAAACCCTATCTTATGAAAGACAAAGAGGGCAATCAGCAGCCAAGCTTGGATATAAATATCCTTGAAGGTTCAGAGACTATCGAAAACACAGAATTGTTATCTGGAAGTTAGTAGAGTACACTTAAATGTGGAAGCGCAAGGCAATTATTAATGTTTATTTGTTTATTAACAATTATATTACTACATTTGTAGTAATGAAAGCAAATAAAAAACACGAAAAATGTGGAATTTATTGTATAAGAAATACAGTAAATAACAAAGTTTATATTGGAAAATCTAAAAATATATACAAAAGAATAATTTATCATAAATATCACTTAAAATATAAGAAAAAAGAAGAAAATTCTTATCTTATAGCAGCATATCATAAATATGGTGATGATGCATTTGAATATTTTGTATTAGAATTTTTAGAAGAAAATGAAAAATTGGTTGCAGAAAGAGAATTATATTGGATGAAAACTTATGATTCTTTAAATCATGAAAAAGGATATAATTTAAGAAGTGATTCTGATAGTAAAATGATTGTACATCAAAAAACTAGTGAAAAAATATCAAAAAGATTAACAAAAGAATGGGCTGAAGGTAAAAGACAAAATCATTCTCAAAAACTTTCTGATAATTGGAAAACTACACCTGAAAGAAATAAAAAACAATCAGAAATTATGTCCAAAAATTTGACAAAATATAAATATAATTTATATACACTTGATAATATATATGTAGAAACATGTGATTATAAAAGATTAATTGAATTATCTTTAAAAAATTGTCCTGCAACTTTTTTTGATAAAAAAACCAATAAAATAAAATTTAAAAACTACATTATTGAAAGATTAGTAATTGAAGATATAGTCCGACACTCTAAGTAATTAGAGATAACAAAAAAGTAACAATTACACAAGTATATATAGTAATGGTAAAACTAAATGTAAAGGTATGTTTGAATTTGAAAACATTCCTCTTCATAAAAATAAATCATATTCTATTATACCTAGAGCAATCTATAATTATTTTGTAAAAAATATAGCTATTGAAGATACAATACGTAATCATAAAAACATATATGATTTTTGTGCTGGAGTTAAAGCAAGCAGTTCACCTGAAAAAGGTAAATCTAAATTTGTTCTCTATCAAGTAATTGATAGTAAGTTAGAAAGAAAAAAACTATCTAAAATAGTTAGATATTTTGTTTCTAAACGTGGAGGTTATCTTATTAAAGAATATGCAGATAATACTACTGCTCAAGTAGAAGCTCCTATTATGAAAGGAAATAAATTAATTAAAGAATGGAAAGTAACTTATTTTAACAATTATTATAAGTTACCTATTGAAGAATACAATATTGATTATAGTTATTATATAAGTAAAGCTAGAGAAATTATAAACAATATAGAAGATATACAACAATTAAAACTATTATAAAATGGATAGAAATAAAAGACAAGAAGACATAATAGACAATTGGATTCAACATAAAGCTATGGGTTTTGTCGAAGCATTTACAGGTTTCGGCAAGACAAGATTAGCTATTCTTGCTATACAAGAATGCAATAGACGTGATGCAAATAGAACTACTCATGTAATAGTACCAACAACAACTTTAAAGAATAGTTGGACAAAACATAAAAAAGGTTTTATTGATGCATTTAAACTTAAAAATGTAGAAGTATTTGTTATTAATACATATATAAAATTTGAAAGAAGTTGTGATTTGTTAATTTGTGATGAGGTTCATAGAATGACAAATGATAATGCTTTACATTTTACTAAAGTAATTAATGAAACTAGATATAGTTGGTTTTTAGGTTTATCTGCAACATTAGAAGCAAATCATATAGCTTTTCTTAATAGAAAAAATATAGTATCTGTAGGTAAAGTTACTGCTGAAGAATGTAAAACTAATGGTTGGGTTGCTGATTTTATTACAATTAATTTTGGAGTAGAATTAGATGACATAGACAGAAATCATTACGATACATTACATAAAGCTTTTAATAAATACTTTGCTACTTTTGGTCATGACTTTGATAAAGCTATGTCTTGTTTAACAAACAAAAACATTAGAGAAGCTCATGCAAGAGAATTCAACATACCTGTTGAAAGAGTTATGATATCTGCTTTA